AGATGCATCAGGAGCCCGACCCAAAATAGTTTGATACATTTGAGTAATTGCTGCAGTTGGATCTGGTGCTGCAGTTGCTGCAGCAGCCACACCGGCAGCAGCAGTTGGTATACTAACAGCAGAACCACTTGCTTCAGGTGGAGCAGCACCAACCGTAACGGAACCCGTTGGATCAGTAGATGTAGAAGGATCTAATGTTTCTAATGCCATATTAATGGTTATAAGGTCCGTTAACTGTTAGTGTAAATTCTTCAGCCCAATCTTGCCATGTTTCAAAGTTATCTGGATTGGGTACCGGAAAAGGTTGAAACGTTGCAAGACTAGCCATATGATTTGCTGTGTTTTTCCAATTCTCTTCATCAGAAAACAATATGTGTTCTTGGCTATAATAAATAGCTAAGTTACCATTCCAATCTTCCCAACTCATTAGNGTTGTNCCACAGGGGAAAAATTGGTTTGTTTTGTTACGGGCGCTCATCGCCATACTCAGCTGTTATAACTAATTTACCCATTTCGTAATTGCCNCCAAGCGTGTTTGATTCAAACTTCAATTGTATCAGACGGTGCTCAACACGTAAATCTATTTTGCCGGTGTCGGGGTCAAAGAAATATGGCCCAGAATCTTGCTCATCTAATTGCATAGATCCACTAGCAAATTTACGGCCTAGGATAGTCATTGACATCAAACCAGATTGTAAAAAGTTGGGTTCAATCCGGCGAATATGCATACGACGATTGATACCAACTAATGAATTACCGCCGGGCGTTCCAGAAATCCAACTAATGTCACTGGTGGTGATACTGGAATACACTGCAGTTTCGCCAAGCAAACCAATTTGGTTTTGCCCATATTCATGCTGCCATAGGTTATAGCCGCCAGTGGCATAATAAACAGGTTGTCCTACTGTTGCTGAATTACCTGAAAAATTACTAGAACAGGTAATCAATGTAACGCCGGGTGGGGTTACAGTTGTATTATAAATATTAGTACAGCCAGTAATTAAATATGGTGTTGGGTCACCAATGTTTGAAAAAGTTAAAAAATCACCGGGACTAAACAATGCAGTTTGGTCGCCTGCTAAATAAATTTGGTTTGCTGCTGGTGCTGCTAAACTAGCAGGATGGGCAATAATATCTCTTGCCTGACCATAAATTGGGTCATAGTTCCAATCTGCCCAAATAGGGTTAGGAAACAATTCTGTGGTATAACCACATGAACGTTGTGAACCTATTGCTTGCCCGGCATCGTACCAAATCTTATCTTTGGTGTTGTAAATAATTGCGTCTGTACATTCAGTGGCCGTGCCGCGGGGATAAAAGAACCAAATCTCATTGTAACGGGGCACTTTAGTAGCCCATACTTTTTGACGTTGATCATAGTTAATGTTGTCAAACAAGTAGTTTACGTTTTTATCATTTGGCACTACTTGNACTTGACCGTTATAAGCATAAAACCGGTCAATACCCATCCACCAATAAACACCGTCCATCTCGACCACAGCACTAGANGACATGATAGAGATTTGGCTTGAAACAATATCATAGTTCCAATAAGTTGAAGGAATAGTACCGGAACCAGAACCCGCTGGGTTAAATGTTACACGAATCAAACTGTCAGTAGCCCANAACAATCCCGATGGTGAATTAGTACCACCACGCATTGGCANACCCTTAACAATCTTAGAAGATGATAAGTTGACTTGGTTAGCTAAAGGGCCATTCCAATCATAAAAATTTTGACTGGTGTAATTACCGCTTACGTTGTTGTTAGCAATAAATCCATTAGAGCCATACACAAAAATAAACGGATATAAAATACAAACGCCGCCATCTACACTAATAGGTTTATAGGTTGGATTTTGACCCAAACTGTCAGATAAACCACTAAAATTCCAAGTGTAATTTGCACCGGGAGTAATAGCACCAACTAAAACTTGACTTGGCACACCATTGTCAATATTGTTTAAATTTTTGCCGGGATGCGCAAATACGTATAAACCATTAGCTAACGGGCTAAACTGAGAATCAAACTGCCATAAATTAGCATAAGGTCCTGCTGCTGGATCTGGAGTAAATACGGCATTACTTGTTAAATAAACCGTATTAGCTGTGTTTGGTACTGTGCCTCCAGAAAGTGTTACTACGGTGTTAGAACTATAACTTGCGCTAACTACTGTAAAAGTTGTTGCATTGCTAAGTTGGCTAAACGTAACTTTGCTGTTCGCTGGAAATGTTGAGACAACATTGCTGCCAGAGATAGTTACTGTGTTAGCTGTTGAGTTAGCCGGGCTAATTGCCACAAAAGCTGTACCGGGCAAAATATTAGCCGCAAAAGGACCAACACCAGTTGCAAAAGTTAAACCGGTTGTAGCAATATCTAGTTCTTTGTAGTTGCCACCAAAAATGTAGTTAACACCATTATATGGTTGTGCAAATAAACCACGATAAATGCCAACAAGATTACTAAAAATGGAACGATAGCCGCCCATCTTTTTAGGTATGCCACGTTGAAAACGACACCATACACCGTCGGTATATTCATCGGTTTCAAAATAAGTACCATCGCGCTTAATACCCGGAGGAACTGCTAGGGTATATATCTTAGTAAATTGGGTGGTATCTTGCTGAGTGTTATCAGCTGCCATTTAGAACGTCCCGCCGTTAATCAATTGCGCTTTTAATGTAGCATTTACCGTTACAACTGGAGATGACAAATTGGTATTATCAATATTAATAGCTTCTTGCCCGTTTGCAGTTAAACCTAAAACGCCAGTACCGGGCAAATACATGCCGGTGGTATTGTCGTTAATAAACGAATATGACGGCAAAGCTGCAATACCATTTAACGCTTGGAATAAACTAGTCGATGATGCTGTTAAAGAATATAAATTTGTACCATCACTAAGAACAGTATTAATTGTTCCAGCGGGTAAAATTAAAGGTGATTGACTACTACCCTGACATTTGAATGTGACATTGTAGCCAGTTTGATTGGTGTTATTAACCAACACGTAAATCTGGGTAATTGCAGGTAATGTTACTGCCAAAGTTTGTGTACGTGTACCAGATTGCGCAATATAAGTCTGAATAATTGGCGCACCAGAAGTAAGGTTAAACGTGTTCCCGGGAATGGTGTCCACGTCATATGTTGCTGAGTTAAATGTAACAGCAGAAGGAGCAACCCAGCCAACAGTAACAAAACCGTTGACTGTTGAATCTAACATAATAAAACCAGAATCGCCGGGGTTAGTTACAATGGTACTTGACCCATTGATCAAATCAGGAGATGTTGGAGTGATGTTTAGAGAACCGGTTCCATTGTTTCTAAATGCAATATACCAACCAGTTGATAGGGTGTATCTAGATGGTAAGTTAATTGTTCCAGCACCACCATTCCAAACAAAAGTTGCAGCACGGCTGCCGTTATTAACAACCGGAGTTGATGTAATATCAACCATGTTTTGGGTTGTTGCTAACTGACCATTAATNGCAGCTAATCCATAACCGGCTAAAGTTGCAGCATCTGCCGATGATGTACCTGCGCCAAAAGTTACATTACCCCATACACCCCCCGTGGTGGTGTTGTTAGTAAGATAGAAATACTTAGCAATATTGGCAGGTAATGAAACAGAATTTGAACCGGTGTTATCTACAATAGTGCAAGCCACATTACCCAAGTTACGGAACAAAATGTCTGCGCCAACGGTGCCTTGGTTGGCGGCTGGTAAAGTAATTGTTGCTGAGTTTGCGTTAGAAGCGACCAGATCAATAATACGAGCAGCTGGAACTTCATTAAGGGCTTGATTAACCGTTGAAGGCCAATATAAAACAGTGCTATTACTAAATGCTAAAGGATAGTACGATACGTCTGTTGGGGTTACAACAGTACCTGTAAAGGGCGATGTATAAACTGGTGTTGTTGACATATATTAGGGTTCCTGAACCGTTGTATTTCGGTCGATGCGACGAGCGTTGTCTTCTTTTTTGAGTGCATCAACTGCATCGCTATAGTATTGTTTCCAAACCGGCAGTTTGTCTAATGCCTTTAAATAACCTTGCGCTTGTAATAGTGAACCATACAGCATTGCTTGAGGCGCAATTGCGGTCCATAAGTTTTGTTGATTTGATTCATCTAATGGCTGTATTTCAGCGTAATAGATAATTTCTACCGGATAAGATTGATCAGGTAGAGGTGCAAAATTCCAATTGTTATAATCATAATCGGCATAATACAAAGGTTGACCACCTGAAGATTCTGCTAAATACTGAGATACATAATCTTGGCTACGCAACAAAATGGGTTGGCCATTAATCTTCATGGACACAGTTTTGCGCCAACGAGATGGTTTGTTTAAAACAGTTTGGTTAACAGACAAGTTCGATTCAACTACAATCAGTTGTAAGTAGGTTTTTAACTCAGCCGCCAATGATGATTCTGCAAGCGCAATTAGATTTGGGATTTGCGCAATAAAGTCCGCGTCATCCCGCTCCATGTATTGCTGGATATTAAGCACCAGCGAATCGTAGGTCATTATTACGCTCATCGTGTGTAGTAGCTTATGTTAGGTTGGAAGTAAATTGGCGACTTATCGCGCTCTTCGTTATTTGCCGCCATAAACGCTTTATCGGCTTGCTGTTCCAAATATTGAATTCGTGTCAATTCAACACCGGGTAACTGTAAAGCCATACTGTGTGATAACTGTTTTTGTACACAATTAATCCAGCGATCTGGTACATAAATCTCGTTAGTCAACGATCCGACATCTTGCATTTGTTTTTCAATAACCAATTCAAATGCTTGAAAGTTGTTGTTTGGAACAGGCCACAAATACATTGAGGGATCAATTGTGCGATCGTACCAATATTGTAATGAGCGTTGACTTGGAAATTGTTTGTTTGGCAAATTCCAGTAGTCGTCACGATTTAAACGTGCTAAAGGAATTACTTGTTGTGATTGCGCAAACTGAATGGCGCGTAAAGAGAATGTTGATGTGGTGTTACGGTTTTTTAAACGGTAGTAATAAAACTGTTGGGTTGCTTGAACTTGGAAATAAGCCCAACCAAAATCACTTAACTGGGTTGATGGAAATGATTGCCAAGTGGTCCAGTTAATACCATCGTTACTAACTTGTAAATCCAAATTGTAAGTTGTTGTGGTATTTGGTGAGTAAGCGTTAAACCCAACGTAAAAGATACGTGTCTGTTGACCGTATGCTGCACCAAAATAATTTTCAGCTAAAGTTGATGTNGCATACAAATTTAAATTTGCGTTATTGGTCTGATCAAATAGCGCTGGTGAATTTGGATTATCAACTGGCAATGCGGCCGAAATAGAAGGATTGACAATGTAAATCCAGTTAGCTTCGCGCACATCAATAGTGGTTGGTGGCAAAGTAATCCATTGTGCATTGGTTTGAGCACCAACTACATACTCTTCTAATANCCAAAGATTAACACCCAAGTTTGATAAATTTTGCAAGTTGTAAAACAATGCTTGCTTAGCTGTATCAATATACTCGGGTGTTATTTCTTCTGCCGTTTTACCAGCATCACGATAAGCATANGAAATTAACTGATCGACATTGATGGTTGTCTGACCAGTTGTATTGCTATAGGCCATATTACCTTCCGCGGCCAGCGGCTCGCTTAGTTACTTTTTTGGGTAAATTCTTAGATGCCGCACCGGCTTTNATAAACTCTTTGCCAACCTTCTTAGGAATACCAAGAGTTGATTTGCCTTTTGCAGCTTCAGCCATTGCAGCGTATTGCGCTTGTGACTTGATTGGCATTATTTGCAAGCCTTCCCGCCACGTTTTTTGTAACCCATATTGTTTCGTACATTAGTTGGCAGTTGAGCTAAACCCGAATTTTCTTCCTCATCAACTTCTTTTAAACCAGTTGATTTGCCCTCAGCCATCTTTTTAACTTTTCCGCCGCGTTTTTGCGCTGGCATACCACCTTGTGGTTGTGCTGTTGGAGCAGGCATTGGTACAGGAGGCATGTTTTGTGGTGTGCTCATGGTTGGAGCCATACCAGCTGCAGACATACCACCGGGTTGATTCATCAATTCAGTTTGTTGTGCTGGGCCAAGTTTCATTGCGTTTCTACGACGATCTTGGCGATGCATTGCTTCCATTTCTGCTAAGTTGGCATCAATATCAGCTAGTGAGCCGGTGCTACGTCCGGCAGCCATCTTTTTTACGCCACCACCTTTTTTGTACTTGTTAGGCATTTCTTTGGCGCCAGACTTGGCTTCTGCTTTTTTGTCGCCAGTGGGTTTGATTTTCTTGATCATGTCTTTGTCGCCAGCGAGCTTTTTCTTTTCATCAGCAACGCTACCACCTTCTTTGATCATTTTTGGCTTAAAGTTTTTAGCCTTATCCATCAACTTGTCATCTTCGGCGCCTTTTTTAGCCTTGTATACGCCCATGACTTCACCACCGGCTTTGTACTTCTTAACGGTACCACAATCCTTTTTAGCACGACCACCTTTTTTTAATTTGATTTCGGTAGGTTCTTTTTTATCGTGCTCGGCTCTATCATGCTCTTTGAAAGCCTTTTTAATCATTTTCTTATCTTGGGCTAAGTCGTCTTTTTCAACTTCGCCACCTTCTTTATAAGAACCGCCGCCGCACATCTTTTTAACTTTAGCGTGGCCGCCTTCTTTGAAGCATTGCATTTTTGGTAATGATTTAAAGCCTTCCATGATATTTCCTCGAGGTTATGTTGATTGATGGATTGATCAGATCCTACTTATACTAATGCAAAAAAAGGGCGTTTTTCGCCCTAAGTTGTTGTTAAAAATAGTTCCCGTTCTCGCTGTCGCCGTCGCTTCAAAACGGGGGGATTACTCCAATTGAGGAAAGCATCCGCCGCCTTCATATAGTCCAAATTGTTAATATGGTGGACTACCTCGGATTGTTTAAAGTGATCGGCCCCAATATTAAAGCATAGGCTGTATAGGGCGTCATATTGGTGCTGGTTAAGGGGTGCCCTAATAGAGCTAGAAACAGCCTCATCACACCACTTTAAATCGCTTTTAAACAGCTCTTCCACCTGCTCATCTGTCAAAGTATCACGTAACAGATGCTGTTCGTTTGTTTTAATTAAATGCCCAACACCAATAGTCCAAAGACCCTTTGAGTCTTGGTAAGCTCTGTTTCGTTTACCCTCAAACCCAGTGATAAAGTCAAATGTTGATTTAGTAATTGCCACGATATCTTGTTCTACTGTTCTTAAAATCGGGGTATTTTGTAACACCCAGACAAGTGTGCATAGCCATACGGCTAAAAATAACCTTCTGTTCATAATAGCTCCTGATTAGGATTTACTTGGCGTTTTCGTACGCTTGTAAGTCTTTTAGCTGCTGAGCTACTTTGAGGTATTTAGAGTTGTTTTCTGCTGCGACCGAGAGGATGGTAGCAAGGTCAAGGGCGGTGGGGGTTCCATCAAGGCTGCTGGGGGTTGAGGCTTGACCAGTTGCACTTGCGTTGTACAACCTAACATAAGCATTAGGAATAGCACAAGTACCGTTGTTATTAAAATGTACCGAACTAGAAATTTGTTGCTGAAGACTGGCATTGACTGAACCCAGTTGTTCAACTTGCTTAACATAATCTGCAACCAGACGGTCGCCTTGTTGTTGAATATCATTTACTTTTTGCTCCGCTTCTAAATTGGACTTTT